TTACATTTCGACCTGGGTGCCCAGTTCGATCACCCGGTTGACCGGGAGTTTGAAGAAGCGCAGGTTGCCGTTGGCATTCTTCAGCATGAACGCGAATAACGCTTCGCGCCAACGCGCCATGCCCTTGATGCGCGAGGCGATCACGGTTTCACGGCTGAGGAAGTAGGTGGTGCGCATCGGGCTGAAATCCAGTTCATCCAGATGGCACAGCTTCAGCGCCTCGGGCACGTCCGGCTCATCGGTAAAGCCGAAGTGCAGGATCACCCGGAAGAACCCTTCGCCATAGGCGTCTACTTCGAAACGCCGCGTCGCAGGCACACGCGGGATGTCTTCGTAGACCACGGTCAGCAGCACCACCTGCTCGTGCAGCACCTGGTTATGCAGCAGGTTGTGCAACAGCGCGTGGGGCACGGCGTCAGGCCGCGCCGTGAGGAACACTGCCGTGCCCTGCACGCGATGGGGCGGCTGCACGCGGATACTGCTGATGAATATCGGCAGCGGCAGGCCGCCTTCGTCGAGGCGCTCGACGAGCAATTGCTTGCCGCGCTTCCAGGTGGTCATCAGCACGAACAGCACGATCCCGGCCAATACCGGGAAGGCGCCGCCCTGGATAATCTTCGGCACGTTGGCGGCAAAGTACAGCCCGTCCACCAACAGGCAGCAGAGCAACACCGGCACCGCCAGCACCGGCGGCCATTTCCACAGCAGCAGCATCACCGCAGACACCAGGATCGTGGTCATCAGCATGGTGCCGGTCACCGCTACGCCATAGGCCGACGCCAGCGCACCGGAAGACTCGAAGCCCAGCACCAGCAGGATCACGCCGACCATCAGCGACCAGTTCACCGCGCCGATATAGATCTGGCCCTGTTCGGCACTGGAGGTGTGTTGAATGTGCATGCGCGGGATATAGCCCAACTGGATCGCCTGGCGCGTCAACGAGAACGCACCGGAAATCACCGCCTGGGATGCAATCACCGTGGCCAGGGTCGACAGCACCACCAGCGGGACCAGCGCCCAGCTCGGCGCCAGCAGGTAGAACGGGTTGCGGGCCGCTTCCGGATCGCCCAGCAGTATGGCGCCCTGGCCGAAATAGTTGAGCACCAGCGCCGGCAGCACCAGGATGAACCAGGCGCGGGCGATGGGTTTGCGGCCGAAGTGGCCCATGTCGGCATACAGCGCTTCCGCCCCGGTCAGGGCCAGCACCACTGCGCCGAGGATGGCCACGCCAATTCCGGGATGCGCCTCGAAGAAGCGCACGGCCCACATCGGGTTCATGGCGCTGAGCACCTCAGGGTGCAGGGTGATGCCATACACGCCGAGGCCGCCAAGCACCAGGAACCAGGTCACCATCACCGGGCCGAACAGCTTGCCGATGCGGTCTGTGCCGTGTTTCTGGATCAGGAACAGCGCCACCAGTACCACCAGCGCGATAGGGACTACCCACCGTTCCAGGCCATCGAAAGCCAGTTCCAGGCCCTCGACGGCCGACAACACCGAAATCGCCGGGGTGATCATGCTGTCGCCGTAGAAAAGCGCTGCGCCGCACAAGCCGCACACCACCAGGAAACTGCGCAACTTCCTGCGCTCCCCCGCCGCCCGGCGTGCCAGGGCGGTCAGCGCCATGATGCCGCCCTCGCCCTGGTTATCGGCGCGCAGCACAAACAGCATGTACTTGATCGACACGACCCAGATCAGCGACCAGAAGATCAGCGCCAGGATCCCCAATACGCCGTCATGGTTGACCTGCACTCCATAACCGCCGTTGAACACCTCTTTAAGGGTGTAGAGCGGGCTGGTGCCGATATCGCCGTACACCACCCCAACCGCTGCCACCAGCATGCCAATCGGCTTGGCGTTTGAATGCTCGGCACCCGCTGCCTGACTACTTGCCTGACCCATCAACCACTCCTGCCCTTTGACCTGAGGTCTTTTATAAACAACGTGCCCAAACGGCCCCTAGCATGCGCTGTTTTACTTCACGTAACAGACGTTTTGTTGACCTTAGGATTTTACCTACGCGCAACGGCGCGAAGCATAGCGCAGCACTCGTCGCATTTCCCTGCATAAAGCTGGTCAAGTGCGTGGCCCGCCGCTAGAATTGCGCACTTTTTGATCAGAGGCGTCACAAACGCCCGTGTACCGCCGTGTCGTGCCCGACTGGCGGCGTCATTCAATACCGAGGTTAGACATGTCCACCACCATCGCAAAAGCCAACCCCAAGGTCGGCTTTGTATCCCTGGGTTGTCCTAACGAAATTTCAACTATACAAATGATACCAGTGCTCCTAGGGAGCTTCCCAAGCTGATCACGATGGTTCAATTCCCTAAACCCGCTCCACTATTTTCAATACCTCCAGCGATATAGAGGTCGAGTCAAGCGATACTGGTGAGCGTTTCAGTGACAGCTACACAAAGCCCCGCCATATAAGAACTACAGCCCGTTTTTTAGCAGCATCACCAAAACTACCTTTCCCGGCGTATTGCTGGGAAAATATCAGTGCGCCATGAAATTTGGTTGGAGAACCTGTAAAGCAGAACCCGTAGAATGGGGACTACAGAAAATTCAACCAGGAAAGGACACCATGGCTCACCACCCGCTTCGGGAAAAGGTTATTGCGCAATTCGTCAAAGGATGGACTCGAGCACGCCCAGCGACGGCCATAGTAGCCGTGGAACGACTCACTGAGCTCTATGACAGATTCCGAGATGCGGGGTTGGCAGATCGTATATTTGAGCAACAGCTAACTTGTGGACAGTCTTCAACTTACGCTCAACGTGTGGGAGAGCTGCTTCTCGCTGACATGCTCTGGAATGACGGCTTCTTCCTGGAAAGCAAAAATGAAGGACCCGACTTCCTAGCTACGAAAGATGGGAAATCCGCCTGGATAGAGTTGCAAACACCTGAACCCGCTGGCATCCCAAAGGACTATCTTGCGGAGTCCTGCACGGGAAAGGTCAGAGCTGTTCCTCACGCAGCTATCAATCTCCGGTGGACTGCTGCTGTTGCGGAGAAAACGAAAAAGCTTCATGGATACCTTGAATCGGGGGTCGTGAAAGCTGACCAGCCATACATCATCGCAGTAAACACACATCTGCTAAATCCGTTTGCAATGACTGGCCTCTATGGTGTAAGCGGGAAACCCGTAGCCGTCGAGGTCTTGTTCAGCGTCGGTCCGATTCAAGTCCAGATAGATAGATTTTCAGGAGACATCGTCGAGCAATTTCACCAACACCGCCCCGTCCTTGATAAACCTGGTACCGAGAATAAAGTGCCATCGGACACGTTTCTCAATGAGCAAAACGCGTGCATCAGCGCGGTCCTAGGATTGGATCTCCTGGAGAATGTGATGATCAATGGCCAGCATCCGTCAGCCTTGGTCTACAACCCTCTTGCGGCGAACCCGATAACTCCACGCTGGATTGGGGCACAGGAGCACTGGCACTGCACGATTGGCTCTGAGGAGTATGTGGTTCAAAGGCTCGATCAATAGCGAAGTAGGCAATCAGCTATTCTGCAAAATGAAATCCATCGAACAAGCCACAGCCCCGTCCAGCTGTGGCTTGCAGGGAGATTCCACCCTTCTCTTACACAGCCAACAATCGTCGCAATAAGAACGTGCGCGTTTCTTAAAACACACCGAAATCCACGTTTCAAAAGTTTCCGCCCAATGAAACCGGGCACTCCAGCGTTAACGCTTCCGTGCGTGGCCTTTGCTTAACTGTGCAACCGCACTGCATTTCCTTTCCAAACTTTGCACTTTTTGAAATTGCAGATCGCCTGCAGAGCCTCCCGGCCCGCCTGGGCTGCAGGTTCGTTAGCACTACGCCCGGAATTGCAAAAAAAATGGACGCAAAGCCCGTCGGCGGGAGGGGGATAAGTGCTTTTTCATCCGTTTTTTTCTTCGCTGCGTAACTTCCGCACTTCATCCCTGCCCTTCGTCGGATCCACAGGCTGATGATCAAACGAAACCATATACTGTCTGCATATACAGTACTGTTTCGGATGTACCTATGACCATTGGCAACCTCTCCAAAGCGTGGACCGTCGAGACATGGATGTTATTCCTGCGGGATCAGTCAGCACTGCTCCAACATCCAGGTGCCCACCATAAAACCCTCTTGCTGCAGGCGCACGAGCTGTACAGAGCGCAGGTGATTGAGCGAGACGACCTATGCGATCTACTTGAGCTAGCCGACAGTGCTTTGGCTTATGCGGTAGAAACGCTTCTTGAAGAGTCAGGCAACGTTTGATCGAGAGGTGTCTATGCATATGCTGGTCACACCGATGCGGTGTAAGGGCGTGCCGCTGACCCCTCAGGAAAGGCGACGGTATCCGGCCATAATGGGAGACGTGCGCGTTAACGCGGAGGTCTCCGAAGAGTTGGGGCGCAACTCCAATGTAGCCACATTGCACAAAGGAATGCCGCTTGAGCCCAGCCCCCTGCCTCAGCTACTGGACGCGACTCTCTCGGGGATGGCTCCATCGGGGTTTGTTCTGAACGGTATTGAGTACATTGATGGCTGCGCCTATGCACAGTCCTGGTGGTGCCGACTTGGATAGTTTAAAAGGCGAGGGCCGATGGCCCTCGCTGTTCGTGGGTTAGAGTTGCTGAATGATTCGAAGCAAACGAACAACCCAATAGGCCGTTTGAAGCAAACGAATCAACTCTTCGGGAAATAGTTTTTTTATGACCGTTTTCATAGAGCAATCCTTTTCGGATCAGGGAGACCTACAGTTCAGTACAAGCAATCGCAGGATGTCCCACTCAACCAGCAACGAAGCGCAATCAATTTTTCACCGCAAACTAATTTGCAAACCCGATCGTAACTTATGTCGTATCTTACGTCGTTTGGTCGTTTGTATGAGCTTGACTGGTCCATCGCTGGGCCATACTCTCTGAAATTCCGGTATCAAAGATGTACAGCGTCGAGCGGTTAGGGCGACGATAGCACAAGTCTTCCTAACGGAAGCAACCTGTAAATCTGCACCTCAAGGCCCGCATACGCGGGCCTTTTTAATTTCTTGGCCCTTCCTCCTCTCCTCTAAAAGGCACTTAACCCGGTAACTACCGGGGTTTCCATTGGTGCACTCCGCAACAACGGTTTAGCGTGCGCTAAGCATGTCACATTGCATCAAATTAAAATTACCTGACGGACGGTCATAAATTTTCTTCTCGCATCGCCAACAGTTATGAAAATGCAATTAACGCAACATAGGAAAGTTGTATTTACGAATACAAAAGCGTTTCTTTAGACGCATGAACTTTAGATGTTGCGAAGCTTAGAAAGTAACTTTCACGCTTTCCAACGTATAAAGCGAAGGTTGAATCAACGTATCTTTCACCCGTATTTTCGCAGAGAACAATGTGATAACACCGCTAAAGCGTGATCGGTTTCACCGCCGTGGTTAGCGCCGAAACCTCCGCTGCATAGCGGGTGAACACCGAGGCATTACCTGGTGGTGGCGTCGGCCCGTGGGTGTGGGCAGATATTTGAACGTTCATCTGCTGGACCAGGTCGAGCAGATCGCACAACACCTGCAGCACATTGACCCCTTCCGATCCCAACCAAGACTTGGGCGCGACCAGTCGCTGACTGACCCCCGCCACACTCTTGCGCAGCCCCTCTATTCTTTCGTGCATATCCCCACCCACTGTGGCGTTGTGCTTTTGCCCCACCACTAGGTTCAAGTCCCGCCCGGTCGCCTGGTGCAAATCATCCACCGCCGCCAGGCTTGCAGATCCACCCGACAACAGCTTGAGCGCGCCCAGCGCCTCGATCGTCTTGATTCCACCCACTGACTCGGTGGAATGGTCATCCACCGTCCTGGTGTGATTCTGGAACGTCTCAGTGTTCCCCATCGCCTCGACTTCCCGCTCGATCGCCTTGTCCCGGATCTTGCCGTCGGTCTGGCGCAGCCAGTTGCCGTCAGCGTCAACACGCTGCTGACAGGCTTCGCTGTGCTGCCACACCTGGTCACCTTTCGGCACGCTGGGCATGCTCAGGCCGTGGGGCAGGATCGTTTGGATATAGGGCTTGTGCGGCAGGCCGTAGGCAAAACACACCACGACTTGGGTACCTTCCTCGGGGAAAGCATAGATCCCCATTTCCTCGCCACCAGTGGGCAGGGGCAGCGGCACGCCGGCCAGGATCGGCAGCTTGGTGTCTGGCTCGCCGTCCGGCCCCATGACCTCAATGTCGACCGCATAGCGCGGCCGGAAGTCATCACAGATGCCGGCGCCGGCCGGGGCATCGGCCACGGCGACAACCCGGGCAAAGCGTGGCAGGTGGTAACCGCCGGTGAGTTCGGGAAATTGTCGTTCTACGCTGCGGCGGATTGCGTCGTCCATCGGATGGCCATCTGGTTGTCGATGAGCGCCACACTGGTGATGCGCTCGCCGTGGTTGATTGTTGCACCTGGTCGCAACCCGGGAAGGGCCGCAATCATTGCGCTTTGATTACCCTGGTAGTCGTCGAATAGCTCGACCGGCAGCTGCAGCGCCGGGCGAACGCCAAAGAAGCTGTCGGACCAACTGCCCACGAACACCTCCCCATCACCCTGCTGTTGCCAGATGAAGTCGGGAATATTGAAAACCCGGGCCAGGCTGTCCATGGCTTGGTAACCAGCGGCCAGGCTGTAGAAGAAAGGCGCCTTGACGCCGGCATACGGCCGATCCGGAACGCGAAAGCGCAACCCGGTGTGCTGGCTGATGTCGACCAGGACGGCGCGCAGGTCGACGTGACGCAAGTTCAGCGGCAGCGGGTTGGCCAGGATCGCGGCCAGCTCGCGGCAGAACAGCACCTGCTGGGAGCTGCTGGCCGTGGTGGAGCGTTCGACGTAGCCAATGAAGTGTCGCTGCAGCGTGTTGCCGTTGTAGCCGATATCGAGCGTCACCAGCCCCTTGACCGAGCCTTTGGCTTGAATGGTTAATGTCGCCCGGCCGGGGCTTTTCGCGTCCAGCCGGACTTCGTTTTTGATCAGGACGTAAGGCACGCCGTTGATGGCCAACTCCTTGTGCAGCTTCATGTGTTAGCCCCGCCCAGCCAGCCATCCACTTTTTTCAACGTGGCTTCAAAACCGGTCAGTTCCTCCGGTCCGTTGCTGGAGTCGCCACCGGTGCCGCCGGCGCCACCCACTGCCCCGCCCGGGCCGGACTGCGCGGTGACCGCGTTGCCCGATCGCCGGCCTTCGACTTTTTCCGGGTTCGACAGTTTTTCAGTCAGGGTGAACTGGATCAGCCAGGCGCGTAGGTTGTCGTCTTCCCGGGCGCTCACGCCTTCGGTGAAGGTCACCTGACGCATGCCAAACGCGGCGGCGGTGTCGTTGACGATGCGGTAGGTCTTGAGCTGGCCACCGCCTTCGGTCGCTTCCACCAGGCGCATCAGGTCACGCAGTTGCACCTGATCAACAAAAGGAATCATCAGGCTGACGGTCAGGGTCTTGGGCTTGAACCCCTTGTGGCCCTTGTCGGTGTTGCTGGTCTGGCCTGACAGATCGTCGCTTTCGATGCGCAGGTTGCCCGTGACCTTGAGGTTTTTCCCGCGCACCTCTTGCCCATCCAGTAGCAGCGTCATAGGCCCACCAACTCACGAACGAAGCTCAAACCCTTCTCAGAACCCACCAGCAAGACACCGGCGCACAGCACCCACTCATGCCCTGGGGCGTCGCCCGCCAATAGCGCCTGGCGCAGCTCGGTGGCATTGCCTGGGCCGATCAGGCGGGCGCGCATGCTGCTGTCAGGGTTACCACCGGCGAGCAAGGCTTTCAGACCGGCCAGTTGCTGGTCACGGCCCTGCTGTTGAGCAGCCTTGCGGCTGGCCAACGCGGCAAGGTCGCCCATGGGCGAGCTGTCGGCCGCGTAGCTCTCCAGGACGGCGAGCTGGCCAGACATAGATTGCTGCGCGGCCTTGACCACGGTGCAACGCTCCAGAGGCAACGACTGCCAACGCGGCAAGGTGCCGGCGGCGGGAATCTCCCACTTTTCCGTTTCCAGCTTGGAAAGGTGCCGTGCGCGGCGTTCGGTTCGCACCAGGTCGGGCATCGGCAACAGCGCATTGAAGCGCGCCAGGCTCGCGGCCAACTGATCAAAGCGTGTGGCCAGGAACATCACGCACAGGGCGAACTGGGGACCATCGGGCCGGCCGGTGTCGCTCACGTCCACCAGTTTGCCGGCCAGCTGCTGCAGCAAGTTTGGCGCAGACAGGAAACGCTGGTAACCGCGGCCCTGCCCAATGCCACTTTGAAAAGGCGTCACCACCAAGCACGCCGGGGCCTCTCCCATCTGACCAGCGAGTGCCCCACGGCCTGCAGCGATCGCACCCTGGGCGGCACCACCCACCGGCCCGGGGCTGGTAGTAGTCTTGCCGTCGAGGTCCGCCAGGCGCTTGGCGGTGTTGGCCAGCTCACCGCCGGCCAAGCCCTGGGCGGCTGACAGCTGGCCCATCCATTCGGTGGCTTGGGCAGGCCAGCGCATCGTCACTGGCGACCAGGTCATGTCAGGCATTTGGCAGCACCAGGGCAGGCAGTTCAGCCACCAGCTCGGCGCCGGTCGGGGTCTTGCGCTTGCCCTGCTCGATGGCCGCCAACTGGTCGTAGCAGTAGGCCCAGCACAACGAGCGCCAGGTACGAAACGCTACGCCGTCAGCCTGAAACTTCGGCACTGCCGGTTCATCCGCATAACTGATGGCGTCCTTGAGGTCGGTATAACCCGCCGCCTTGGCAGTTTGATCCAGGAACAGTTGTACGCTGGTCACAAATCCTGCTTTTACCTGCTCCCACGTCAGCGGTGGCGGGTCCAGGGCGACCGGTCGGCCTTTGACGGCTTGAATGACTTTACCCTGCGCTTGGGCGGCAAATAGAGCCTGGTATTCAGCCTGGGTGATCTCCAGCAACTGCGCAGCTGGCGGCAGGTTGCAGCCAGCATTCGGCACCTCTATCAAAGGTGGTTTGGCCTTGGGGTCTTTAACCTTGATCATCGGAGCTTTATCCGTTGAGCCCTCTGGTGCCATCCAGTCAGGGTCCGGCACGCTGATCATGGGGTGTTTCCACTTCGGATCAGCGATAAGGGCGGTGCGCTCCCCATGGGCGCGGGTGTCGTAGAAGCCAGCTGTTGCGGCGTGAAAATAGATGCTCATGATTAGTAGCCAGTGGCCTCCCAGTAGATTTCATCGGGCGAGTTGAAAGGACCGGATATCACCGAGAACTGAGAGTTGCTGACGATCAGGGTGTTGGTACCGGTGGAAGTATCGGAATAAAAGACGCTTGTCCTGGATGCGACCAATGACGCGCAACGATTTGGGAACGCGATGGGAAAACTGCGGTGGGTCACAGTGTCTGAGGCCCCCAGTGTGAAGCCCCACTGTTTAATCAATCCGGTTTGCGCGCATTTCCACCAGCCGCTTGGTCCCAGTGACGCTGTGTTTTTTAATACCGCGCCGGGTACATCAGGTGTCGCCTGCGGCAAGTTAGTGAGCCCCGCTGCGCTACCGAAATAGGCACCTGCCACCGACAGGTTGCCGCCCTCAGTCAGGGTCATGGCGTTGTTGGTTAAACCAACATGAGTCACCACTTGTGCAGGTGTACTGGCTCCGCCGCCGGCGTAGGCTTCCATCGAAGCCAAATGCCGCTCATTCCACTTGGTAGCTCGCCAAACCATGTACGCGTAGCTATTGATGGAACAATCCACCTGCACCGCTGGCGACCTGCTGCGCCAATCTACAAACCCACCACCCAGCTGCGGAAAATCAAACCGTGCAGTGCCCGTCAGCGTGCCGCCTGCCAGCGGCAATTTAGAACCGTCGGCGATCGCAATGTTTTGGCTGCCATCAAACTCCACGCCATTGATCAGTCGAGGGGTGGCCAGTTTGTAAGCGCTGCCCGCATTGCCAGACACGGCAATGTTATAGGTGCCTGACAGACGCGCAGCCGGAACGGTGCCCAGGGCAAGCGCACCAGCGTTTAAGCCGCCCAGCGACCCACCGTCGCCGATGTACGAGCCCTTGATCGTGAGAGAGCCCGAACCATCGAAGGTAAATGCATTGTTGGCCCAACCTACGTGCATCACCACGGTGGGCTGAGATGTTGAAGAACCACCGGCGTAGACCTCCATGGCCGCCAGGTGGCGGTCCCCCCAGCACGTGCCCCGCCATACTTGGTAGGCCGCAGTGTTGGTGGGGCAAGTGATCTGCAAAGCCGCGCTGCGCTCCTTCCAGTCCACAAAGGAACCCGCCATTGCTGGGAAGTCAGCATAGAGCGAGCCGCTCAGTGTCCCGCCAGTCAGCGGTAGCTTTCCGTCGTCGGTGATTTGAATATCTTTTGAGCCGTCGAACAGCGTGTTGTTGATGCGCCGAGCAGATTCAAACCGGCTCGCCGTCTTGGCATTTCCGGTCACGCTGATGTCATATGTGCCAGTTAGGCGGCCCTTGGGTACCGTCCCGGTCGTAATCTCGCTCGCATTCAGGCTCTGCAGCAACGCCCCGCTGCCCTTGTAGCGGCCGAGTATCGCCAGATCACCGCTACCTTCGAACGTGAAGGCATTAAGTTTTGGATGGACATGTAGCACCACCGAGGGGATGGAATCTTTGGAGCCTCCGGAGTAAACATCCATCGCTGCTAGATCACGTTCCTCCCAGTTGGTGCCTTTCCAGATGGAATAGGCATATTGATTGACTGGGCAATCAATCTGCAGGGCCGGGGTTCTTTTCCACCAATCGACAAAGCCGCCACCCATTGCAGGGAAGTCAGCGCGGATGCCCCCAGCCATCGTGCCACCGGTGAGGGGCAACTTTGTGTTGTCCTCTACCGTCACGTCCGCCGAACCGTCAAATGCCACGCCGTTGATCTTGCGAGGATTGCTCAACTTGTCTGCATTGCCCGAACGCAGTTGCGGGTAATGACCGACCTGAGCGGCGAAATGGTCAACCAGCGGCCCATCTATTTCGGCAACTTTGCGTAGATCGGTGACCAGCCCAGAGCTTGCAATATGCCCCAACTGAATGCAGTAATTGCGCGTTCCAGCGGCGTCCGTGTAGTCGACCTGGTTAGGATCAAAAACCACCTTCCAGCTTGCCACCACATCGTTAAATTCCCGGCGCAACGACACGTGCAGCCACACCGGCGCTGGAGCGCTGGCCGGTGCGATCTGATAAGCACTCGTCAGCTCTAAGCGGATGCCTTCGATGTAGGCCAGTCCTGGTCTGAGCTGATACCAGGCCCCGACCTTCTCCACCTGCCAGCCGCTGCGGTAGAAGCACGCACGGCCAAACACGTCACGATTGCTCAACCGCTCGCGTTCATCAATTCCCTTGAGGCGCACGGTGAAGTCGTGCTGCCAGGTGCTGGCATCGATCGTGATACCGGTCAGCGCCTGGGCACCGTCGAACACCACCAGGATGTTGCGGGTGACGTTGTTGCCGATCTGCTGCGGCGGAATATTCTTGCGTTTCTGCTGCAGCGGGACATAGGCCACGGCCAAGAGGACATTCTCGGCAGTTTCCAGGCCGATCCAGTTCCAGTCAAAGTCCCCGATCTCGCTGCCCAGCATCGAGCTGTAGACCACCTGGTTCGGGTTTACGAAGCCGATGTTCTGTTGCGGAATCGTGTAGGTGTGGACGATCTGCGCCGCCGGCGGCTTTGGCGCGGCACGATTGACCGGGCCGTTCGGGTCCAGTCCGGGCACGTTGGCGAAGACGAAGCGCACGACATCGAGGCGCTGTTGTGCGCCCAGTTTTTGGGCGATCAGGCTTTCGCCTGCAAGGGTAATACTGGCTCCCACAAGAGGCTCCTACAGGCTGGCAATCAGCGTTTGCTGATCGTCGTTGAAGTCAGCCGCGACAAGGCGCAGCGATACGGGGGTGAGGGTCACGAAGTCATAGCGCCGGCAGGTGCGGCCATACTGCTGAATCAGCACGCGCAGCAGCTCCGGATTCTGCGACAGCTGGGAATCGGAAAGGCGCAGCATCACCACGTCCCAGTCCCGATCGGGCATGCGTTCGTCAATCTCGACATAACCCACGCCCAGGCGCTGCAGGATGCGTTTGAGCCCGGCCGTGCTGCCGGCGTCGACGGCATTGATGAAGGCGAACTTGACGCGAAGTCGGTATAGGCTTTCGGGTTCGTCCTTGAAACGGCTGATATCCCGTTGCCAGGCCAGCAGGTCCAGCACGGTCAAGTGGCAGGTGTCGGCATCCATCTGCAGCAGCGGCCATTGCAGCCAACCTTCGACTTTCTCCCACCAGGACTGGGCGGCAGCTTTCAGCTTGGCCAACTGCGGGCCATCGAGCCAGAAGGGCAAATTGAGCTTGATCATGCCGGCACCACCTGCAGGCTCTTTATCCTGGGAATGCTCAGCTCTGACACGATGTCGGCATTGTCGAAATGCAGCGACTCAATGCCGGGGAACTGCTGGTGGAGTTCTTCGCCCAGGCGGCTGAATGAAAACCGCGACTGGGGGTAGGTCAGCGTTGGCTGATAGTCACCGGTACCGCTCTCGCGGAACGCCGCACGGATGAACTGCTCCACCTCGGCCTGCAGCTTGGTGCGTTGCTCCCCGGTCAATAATGGCCGCGCCCACAGGGTCAGGCTCAGGGCGTGCTGGGTTTCTGGCATGACCATCACCAGCAGGTCATCACCGTGGCCATGATTGCCCTGGTCGCGAATATGCGCGTTGATTTGCTCCAGGTAAGTCGCCGCCGGAACGTCTGCATCGAACAGCACGTAGGCATTGGCGCTGCCCGGGCCACGCGGCGCGCCGTGCAGGAAATACACGCCATCCGGCCGAACGCCGGGGAAAGCCGAAATCATGGCGCGGTAAACCGAATCGGTGTGCCACTGGTTGACCGCCGAGAACTGGTTGCGCACGCGCAAACGCAGCTGTTCGTCCGGCTCAGGATCTGCACCTGGTGCAATCAGCCAACCGTCCGCGTTCACCACCTGGACGATGCCGGCGATGGGTACCGGCATGATTGCGTAGTAACCCGGGGCCAGGTTGTAACCGCTGCCCACGTCCTCGGCTTCTACCGGAACTTCCAACTGCAGCACGCCGTCCGCAAAGGTCACGGCCTGGGTAGTGATCAACTGGTAGATATGCCCGTTGATCGCTGCGGACTGCACCCGCACACCGGCGGGCAGTTCCAGCGCGCCACCTGGTACATCGCGGGTAAACAGCAGCACGCCTTTGGCCTTGGTCGCACCCTTGCGCTCGACGTTGACCGCCCAGGCCAGCATGTCCAGCCACTTGTCGCGTGCGGTTTTGACAAAGAAGTTCGGCAGGATCGTGCCGCTGACGAAGTTGATCAGCCACAGCACAGGCTTAGTCACCAAGGCCGTGATCACACGCCAGAACGGCGAATAGGCGCTGGTGTTGCTCATCTTGCTGCCCTGGGCCGCGACTTCCTTTTCCCACGCCTGGCGCAAGCCTTCCTCGGTGACGGGGATACCGCCATCTGCCAGAGCCTGCTTAAAATCTACGTCGCTCACAGGGTCACCTCGACGTCGCCAAATTTCAGCGTTTTCGCCGTGACCAGGTACTGGCCAGGCTCTACTTGTTTAATCAGTGCCGTGCCCGGTACCAGGCGCTCGTCGGCCTCCACCAGCAGTTCCAGTTGCTGGATGCAATCGCGCTGACGCAGCTTGCTGCGCTCGGCTACTAGCGTGACCAGCAAGCCGCTCTCGCGGATCATGTGCGCGATGTCCTGGGCGATGCTGGCCCGGTCCTCAATCAGCAGCGGCTGCCGCGACGGGTCCAGCACCAGGTCGTTGTCGGCAATCAGCAGGTCGATGTATTCGCTCATCCGCCCACCGCCATGGCCAACATGCCTTCCAGCTCCAGCGGGTTCATCGGTTTACCGGTGTGAATGTTGACGTTCTCCACGTGGGTGCCCTTGTTTTGGGTTTGGTTGTTGTTCTGGATGCTGGCCAACAAGCCGCCCCGGGGCACGGCGTCGGGCCGTTTCGGCGACAGGCTGGTCACGGCGTTGTTGATCCGTTGCTGGCTCTGCTCGGCCTTCTCGGTCGGCTTGGACGCTGTGACCAGAGCCGGCGGTTGCGTTGGCTGCGGAACGTGTAGTTGCGGCCCGATCGGCGCCGGCGTTTTTAATACCGGCGTTGCCACCAGGGCCGGCGCCGTACGCGGGGCTTCGGGAGCGGTCAGTGGCTGGGCGATCGGCGCCGGGGTTTTCGGCACAGGTGCCAGCACCAGGGCCGGCGCTTGGGCCCGCGGCTGCAGAGCGTTGAGGGCTGGCATGGCCGGCGCCGGTGCTTTCGACGTAGCAGCCATCACCAGGGGCGGCGCCTGGATGGGTTGCTGGGGAGCGCTCACCAATTGCGGCAGCAACGGTGCCTCGACCTGTGGCGCGCTGATGGTGGGCAAGTCCGGCGCGGCCGGCATGTCGCCGAACGCCGCATCAATCTGCACCCCCGGGATCTTGTTCAACATCTCGATCAGGCCGTTGATCGCGCTCTTGAAGATGTTGACGATGCCGTCCCAGGCCGCGCTGGCCATGGCTGACCAGCCGCCCATCGAGTCGAACCACTCGGACAGCGCGGTCAGTTGGCCGCTGACCCACTGGAACGCTTCACTGTTGAGTAGCGCGCTGGTCCATTCGTCCCAGTAGATGATCGCTGCCGCCACGGCCGCGACCAGGGCAACAATGCCGATCACCACCCAAGTCACTGGGTTGGCCAGCAACGCGGTATTGACCAGCCAGATCGCGCCCTGCCACAGCAACATCGCGCCCTTGACCAGGCCCATCCAGGCGACCATCAACACCAGGCCCGCCACAAACCCGATCACCATGACCGTGTGGTACAGGAACATGGCGATACTGCGTAGGCCGGCCATGGTCAGGACTTTCCACACCGTGACCATGCCCAGCCAGACCATCTTCGACATGCCCACAGTCAAGGTCAGCAAGGACATGGCGGCGATGATCCCGAACACCACCAGCGTAGCGATGCCGATCACGCGGGTGATATTGGGGAACAACTGGGTCCAGCGGGTCAGAGTGCTGGCGATGCCCACCAGGCGATCCATCAGCGGCGCCAGGATAGGGATCAATGACTGGCCGAAAGCGATACGCAGGGCCTGCACAGCGGCACCGAACTGTTGCCACGGATCCACCATCGCCTTGGCCATGCGTTCGGCGTTCTCCAGGCCGCGCACATTGCCCAGCTGTTCCATGCCGTTCTTCAAGCGGCCGGTGTCGCCCATCAGCGTGGTGATCAGGCGCGCCGCTTCGCCGCCGAAGGCATCGCGCAGCTTTTTGCCGTTGGCCTCGATTGTCAGGTCACCAAACTTGCCTTTGAGCTTGTCCAGGATGTCCATCATCGGCAGCAACTTGCCCTGCTGGTCGACAAAGGACATGCCGAGCTTTTCCGATGCGCCGCTGACGTTCTCAAAGAACGACTTGTAGAGGCCACCAGCCTCCCCGCCGTCCATGGTGCTGCCCAACGTGCCCAGCACTGCCATTTGCTCTGACAAGTTGACGCCGGCAGTGCTGGCCAGGCCGCCCGCCGCTTTGAATGCCTCGCCGATCTGCTCGCCGCTGGTGCGAAACAGCTGCACTGCGGTGGCGGTTTGGCCAGCCAGGTTTTCCACCCACTGGCCTTTGCCCATGGCGTCGGCCTGGCCTTTAAAAAGGTTGTACATGGTGCCGACGTAGGTGCCCATGGTGTCGGCATCAGACTTGGTGGCCTTGGCCAACAAGTTGCTGGCATTGGTAAAGGTGGCCAACTGACTGCCCGCCAGGCCCTTGATGGCGCCCTCGATCTGATACGCCGAGGCGGCGAAGTCCCGGGCGTTCTCTCCATAAGCGACGGAGAATTCCAGGGACTTGCGGTTCAGTGCGTTCAACGCATCTTCGGCCACGCCCAACGATCGGACTTCGCCCAGGGCGCGGTTCATCTCCAGCGCGGGTTCCAGCGACTGGGTAATGGCCACGCCGGCGCCCACCATCCCAGCCAGGCCGAGGCCCATTTGGGTGATGTTCTTCTGGCCTTGTTCAGCCAGGTCAGAGAAGCCCATTTTGACCTTGCCCAGCGGGGCGGTGACCTTATCGGTCAGGCTCAAAATGAAGGCCAGGCGGGCGCTTTTGTCAGCCATCAGTGTTTATCCGTTGAGTGCGTAGGCGATGCCGTTGGCAATGGCGATTTCCATCCGGCGCCAGTGCTCGTCCTCCAGCCACTTGGCCGTCCCCATCACCTCGGCGGTGGGTTCGGCACCAGGTAGCCAGCGGCTGGCCAAGGCCACCAGTTGGCCAAGGCCGTTTTCGGTCAGTCGTTCGGCGTGATCGAGGGCTTTTTTACGGTGATTTCAACGTCCGGGCCGTACTCCTCGAGGAGCGCGCCGGCCAGCTGCATGACCAATACCGGGTTGCCCAACTGGGCCTTGAGACTGGCGCGCTGTTCCTGCTTAACGGTGGTTACCAGCAAGTTATTGGCCGGCGAGACTTTGTTGGTCTGGGTCACGGCGTTGAAGTATTTGGTGACGTCCTGCGGGGTAAGGGCGAAGGTGAATTCCTTGTCGCCGACTTCCAGGGTGATATCGCGTGTATCGGTCATGGTGTTGCTCCGTTCAGGGGGTAAGAGTCGCTTGTGATTGGCGCGGGCATACCCGCAGGGCATGGTCTTGCAGGCCCAAAATCATTTGTTTGCTCAGGGCGAGCTGGTCGACAAGGGTGAAATAATCCGGTCGAGCGTCTGTTGCGAGTTCGGCGGCGGCTGCATGAGCCACGCCGCTGGCGCCGGCACTGGCGGGCATTGGGGCGCTGCAGGTGGCGTTGACGCGCAACCGCTTACGGCCAGCAGCAACATCAAGGCGCAGAGCGTCGTTTTCAGTGCGTTCATTGTTGAGTTCCTGGGTACGTTGAAGGTCTATGGCGTCACGCTCGGCCAGCATCTCGCCGCTGAGCCGCGCCGCCTCGCGCAGGCCGCTGGCTTCGAACAGCGCGGCGTCACGCTCGCTACGGGCCGTGTCGCGCTGGCCTTCCAGCAGGTCGAAGCCGAACCAGGCCACCAGGCACACCACCAGGATGAAAATGCCTTCGCGCATCACAAGCCCGCCTCACACAACGCGGCTTCTGCCAGGCGGCGAGCATGTAGCCCCGGGACAAACACCTTCTTGCCCTGGGCGGTGGTGACGAAGGCCCACACCGGGGTTTTGCCGTCCGGCGCCCAGGCCAGGGCCTGGCAGCCGTCTTTGATGCGGCCGGCGTTGATCAGGCCCACGGCGCGACTGGCGCACGTATTGGCCGTGCCAAAGTTGTGGCCATGGCTGCTCAGGGCGTCGAAGGTGTTCTGCCCCACGTCCTGATTGGTGATGCAGTCGGCCAACTGCAACTGCCCTTTGCTGATCACCAGGTGCTCTACCTCGTTGCACCGGGCGTCCGACCAGTAATCACCCACAACCACCGGATACGGGCTGGTATGACGGGTGATGCCCTTGCACACGGTGGGCAGGCCACGGGCCAGCTTGTCGGCGTAGACCGTGTTCTGGCCGTCGCCTTCCCAGGTGCCCAGGAACAGCACCAACGTGGAGCTGCAGAGTGCAATGGCGCCGGCGGCGATCTTGCCGCGCAGGCTCACAGTTTCACCTTCCAGTCGCGCAACATCTGGCGATACTTGGGAACCAACAGCAGGATCTGCAGCACCATGTAAACGGCTGTCAGCATGTAGGCGACAGCCGACCAGTCGACGGCCCCTGTCGCTCCAGTTGCCGCTACACCGATCGCAGGTGACGCCTTCGCCAGTGCGATGGCGGTGTCCTGGGCAGCCTGATTCGTGCTCATCGCTGCACTCCTTTTTCGAAAAAGGACTGGCACGGGACGCAGCGGGTCTTGCCGCCGAGCGCCTGGCGCGCTGCAGGAATCTCGTTGTCACAGTCCTGGCAGTGAGTAAGGCTTGGGCCCGCTGACTCACGCCGGGCCTGGGCCAACTGGGCGTTGATAGCCTGGTCCCGCTGACGTTGTTCCAGGGCTTGGGCGCGATCGAACGGGCAGACCATCAGCTAATGCCCTCGATCTCGGTGGCATCCAGGTACGGCACGCCGTTGATACGGATAAAGTCCGGGCTGGTGACCTCAAAAGGCACCTTGTGCTTGGTCTTCTCGCCACCCTTGGGATCGATGCTCAGCAGGCTGGAAACCTTCAGCTTGCAGCCGAAGGCCTCAATGCGCAGCTCGTCGTCGCCTGCCTTGGCGAAAAACACCGTGTCGAAGGCATCGAGCTTGCGAAAACTGCCTGCAGTGCGTGCCGCTTCGATCAGCAGGTTGAAGTTGGTGGAGTCCAGCTCCAGTTCGCCGGCCGCTGCCACATCGCCGTCGACGTAGCCGTCAGGCACGCCCCGGGTTTGTGCGGTCTTGCTGTTGTCGGTGATATCCAGGGTGCAGCTTTCGACGTGGACCAGCAGGTCGCCCAGGTTCACGTCAAAGTTCTTGCCGCCAATACGTGACATGGGGGGTTACTCCGAATCGTCGTTGGAAAGGTCCAGGGCAATGTTCGCCGTGAGGTCTTTCGGGCAGTTGTGAGGCTTGAGCTTGATGTACGCCTCAACGGCGGTTTTGCTCTTCCAAACCAGCACAATGTCGCCGTCTTTGGGCGTTTCGATCTCGCCCGGGAACACCTCACCGGCGAACTTGACCGACTTGGCCATTCGACGCAGCGGCGCCATCAATGCATTGATGTTCACGGCCATGCTGTTGGGGGTGTTGTTCAACCGGCGATCGCCCACGCGGCGAATCAGCAGCGGCCGCACCTGGCGCGCCGCCTTGTCAGCCAGGCGCAAGTACTCCACGACCTGGTAGTCGCTGCCTGGTGCATCGAGCATGTTGCCGTCGCCCCAGTACACGCCCGGGTAATCGGAATAGGTCTGGGAGACGGAGAAACGTGCCTTGTCGAGTTCCGCGCGGATCGAGGACGGCAATGGCACGCCTTCGGAATCGACAGGTACGGCGCCAAGCCCCAGCACTGCGCCGGTGGCCACGCGCATTGGGCTGTCAGCAATGCTGACGGCCGCGTTGGCCAGCCGGCCGGCCAAAACGCCCAGGTCGTTACCGTGCAACTGCGGCACTACCAGGACACGCGGTGCGGATACGCCGGCGGTGATCTTTTTTTGGGCCACCAGGTACTCGGCCCAGCTCTGGAGCGGGCTCAGCGACAGGCCGGCCGTGGCCGCCATAACGAAAGCACGACGGCCATAGGTGTCATTCATCGACACGGCCGCGTCGTGCATGGCCGACAGTTCAGCACCGGTGGCCACTGGTTTGGTGATTACCACCGCCTCGACGGAAAAGCCCTGCTGCTGGGACATCTCCAGGGCTTTGGTCCAGTCGCCGTCCGGCGCGATCGGCGCCGCCAGGCACGCCCAGCGATCGCCACCATTCAGGCGTGCTGCAGTGATCTGGGTTTTCAGCTCACTGGCCGGTAGGCCCAGTTGGGTGTCCAGATCGCTGTCGGTGTTGAGGGCGATCAATTTGCCGGTGTTTTTCGGGCCGGGACCGATGAAGAGAAAATAGCGCTCGATCTCAGTCACGGCGCCTTGGCCCAGATTGAGATTGTTAACGCTGACTTTGCCAAGTGCCATGCTGTGCCTCGTTAGCGGGGTGAATTAAGGATTTGTTGGAACACCTGGTTAACCAGGTCGCGGGTTTCGCTTCCGCTTTCCACACCGAGGAACTGGCGTTTGGGCAGGGTGATATCCCAGCTTTGCGCGCCGGTAGACTCGGTTCGTTCGTCGTTCAAAATGCGGATCAGCAAGCCGGCCTTGGCGTAGTTCACATGTTCTTGAATCCACGCCACTGACGGCCTGGCCAGCGCCTTTTTGCCCTTCTGGCGAACACGAAAGCCCAACCGGCGCAGGCGCTTGGCCTGTTTGTCGGTGCAGGCGATGCCTGGGGGGACTTTGTTCCAGCGGCGCATCTGCGCGGCGGTACGTCGCTCGCTGACTCCGTTGTGCTGCTGCGCGGCGACCCAACGGGTCAAGGCGTTTTTCCAGCCCAGCTCAGCTTCATCCGAACTGACGCGGGTGACCTGCAGCAGCTTGGCCAGGCCGGCTTCCATCTTCTTTTTTCCCTTGGCAGTGCCCTTGCGCTCAGCAAACGGGGTGCCGTCGGTGTTCTTCTGCTCACGCACCCGCTTACGGCTCATCGTCCGCACACGTGTGGTCACTCTGTTCAGCAATCGCCGGCGCAGTTGGGGCGGCAGCTCAAGCAACGCCAACTGGGCGTCGACATCGAGCAAGCCCCTGACATCGAGGTCGAGCGGGTTAGCGGCCATCGCTGCCCACCTCGCCATGCTCGGCAACCCACAGATCGAACGGGACGAACGCCCAGGTCTTGCCGAACGCCTCGATCTCGCCATCAGGGTCTTCGGCCAGGTACTGCGGTTCGACGAATTCCAGGGACAGATCCACGTCGAAGCTGTCCTGGTCGAGGGGTTCAACTGCGAACAGTGGCGCCGGCAGTTCGTGGCGGTCCCGATCGGGATCATGGTTTTCTAGCCAACTGCCCACCAGGGCCATCAGCCTGGCCGGGTTGCCGGCGAATCGCTCCAGGGAGAACGCAGCGCGGTAGCGCATATCGGCCATGTGCAGGCCGTCGCGGTCGGGCTTCCAAATCAGTTCAAGACTGACCTGCTCGGTCCAGCTGTCGAACTGCTCCGGCGCCACCAGCTCGCGGGCCATCAGGTAGGCGGTCAGCGCCTGCAGCTGAATCACAGCAGCGCCGCCGTGATGCGGCCACGGCCCTGCAGGGCTCGTACGGCCTGCTGGCTGAAAGCCAAGAAGGTTTCCGCACGCTCGGGTGCTTCCTTGCCGGTGTTTTCGGCGCTCTCGCGACGGGTGACGGTGGCGAACTGCGGCAGTGAATGTCCCTTGGCACGGCAATACACAGCCCGTTTGTAGAGCGCGACCTTATTGGCGTAAGCCCATTCTGCGGGGGTTGCCAGACCTGCCGCTGCGGTAAGGTTCGAAACGCCGGCGTCCTGCAGCGTCGCTTTCACGCGGGCCAGGTCGGTGTTCACCTCGACCATGGCGCTTTTCAGTGTGTCGACCAGCAGCTCTACCAGGTACTCCGCCGGCAGGCGTTGTTCCTTTTGGAACTCGGACACAGAGAGGTCTGGCCAGAAACCGTCATTCTCGATCGCGTGTTCCACCAGGGCGGTAGGTTTCCCGGAAAAGCTCATTGCTGGCCGCTCAAATAGGGCGGGGAGCCTGTTTTCAGTGGGACGGTCCATAAATGGGCGGCTCACTTCCACAGGTCCCCGCTGGGGGGGGTAGTCGGTTATTCGGAGGCCGGGGTAGCGGCCGCTTGTTTTTCCAAGGCCTTGCGGACCTTTTTGATGCGGGTGTCGTTGCCGGCTTTCGGATACAGCTCGGTGGAGCGTTCCAAATGCTTGAGCGCGGTCTCCCACTGCTCAGCCTCCATAGCGCGCATGCCGATCAACTTGTGGTAGTGGCTCGGGATCTGCTCAGGTAGGTCCCATTCACCGTCAACGCGGGGCAACAGATCGGATAAGTAGGGCTCAGGGCTGCGGCCCGCGTTGTATTCGTCATAGGCCCAGTCGGCGATCGCGTCAGCAACAAAGGTCTGGATGTCGCGGCGCTTGAATCGCTCCGGCATCTTTTGGCCCTGCTCCATCAGGAAGTCGGCCAGCTCCAGTGCGTCTTCGAACTGGGCGGTGTCGAACAGCCACACCATCACTTGCACTGCAACGCGATTGGGGAAGTTCAGCCCCGACTCGCAGTAGCGCTGGACGTATTCCTGGTACTTGGGCAGCAGCTCGTCCCGCTTGAGCAACTGGCGTCCTGCCAAAGCTCCTTTCATCGCGCTCAGGCGCTCAAGATCCTGATCCAACGCGGCTTCCTGCAACAGCAAGTGTTTGCGCGCATTGGCGGGGCTACTCAGGGCCTCCGCCGGCGAGTAAGGCAGAGCTGCGGAGACGGCGGCCGCCACGACGGCGGCGCCCCCCAGCGCGATGGTGCGGCGCTTATGCGCTAGTGCCAGACTCACGCGACCAGCTCCACGTTTTCGGTCATGGCGAACTTTTCCAGCTGCTCGATCACGTAGCCTTCGTTGCGGCTGTTGTAGTCCTCAACGCGGGAGCGCTTCGGATTGTCGATGGTCTGCTTACGCCAGCTGGAGTCCTGGAAGTAGATCGACAGGTTGTCCCAACTGGTAACGACCACACCGTTGACCGGGAAGAACGGCACGCTGAAGCTCGGCAAGCCGCCATAGGTAGCGATCACCTGGGCTTCTTCGATGCGCTCTTTTTCGGTCGGGGTGTCGCCCTGCTTCGAATACAGCTTGGCCTTGTCAGCAGCCAACAGGTCGGTGCCGATGATCGCGATCAGGTCGCCGGCATCGCGCAGACGCTCGTCCACCAATTGTTTGGTGTCGTGCACCAGGGCATCGAGGTTGGCATAGTCGCCACCGACGCCGAGGGTAACCTTCCCAGCAACTTTGCCTTCCTTCAGGACCTGGGCCGGGATCTGCTCGCGGGCCTGTTGCAGCCAACCTTTGTTGACGTCCTGCAGCATTGGATACTGGGCGATATCGGTCTGCACTGCAGCATGGGTGCCGTGGAAGCCAACCATAATGCGGTCCAGGGCGATCTGCTTTTGCACGGCAGCGGAATAGCGCTGATGGAAGTCCGGGAATTTGGCCCAGGCGTCGATCTTGGCGTACGGCAAGCCCACATCGGATTCGGTGGAAGACAACTCGTAGGTGTCCTGATCCAGCGACGACGCATCCTTGGCTTCGCGATCGGTGGTCTTGGTGTTGGTGCGGCCAGTGACCGGGCCGGAAACGCCGATGAACACCTTCTGACCCTTGATCTCGGTCACCGGAATGACGTTGATACGCCCCAAGAAGTCGGACTTGGCCGTGATGGCGTCGTTCAGCTCCTGGGCAATGGTCGGGTCGACGCTAAAGTGCTTGCTGGCCAGCTCTACGCCGTAGCTTTCAGCGATGGCCAACTGCAGCTGCGCGTACATCTTGGCGCCGTAGGCGCTCAGTGAATAGGCCATGTCAGAGCACCCGCTTTTTGACAGTGCTTACAGGGCCGGGGTTGCGTGGCAACTGGCGCCCGGTCGAGGTGTTCTGCAGCGCTGTGAAACGCTTTTCCAACGCCGCCATGCTCGCCAACAGCGCCTTATTCGTAGCCCCGCCCTTACGGCTGAACTCACGCTCTTCTTCAGCAGTGGTGACGATGCCGTCGACGGCAGCTTGCACGTCATCGATCGGCTCTGGCTCTGGCTCGGGGGCCTCTTCGGCGACGGGCTCAACCACGGCCTGAATGCCGGCAGCGACAATCAGCAGTTGAGCCAGCAGGGCTTTTAAGGCCGTTGCGGTAGCTTCATCCATAGGGGGTTTGGTCTCAGTTGGGGTGGTGGGTTCGGCGGGCTCAGCGTCCGCCGCGAAGCGCTTGAAAAAGCCAGTGAGCAAACCGATTAGCTTGCCCACTTCGCCTTGGGGCTCCTCCTCAAAGGTGCCCAGTTCAACGGAAGCGGCGTAATACGTGGCTTTGTTGGTTCGGCGGGAGAAATAGAGTTCCTGGGTGCCCAGGCTCGAAGGGGTGTCGGTGACCGCAAGGCCGGTCAGGTAGGATTTGCCACTACCCGCAAAATTCGGACAAATCTCAATGCTGGTGAACAGCTTCTGCCCTTGGTCATTCAGGTACAGCAGTCGGTCGTTGGGCTTGAGCTGGGCCTCTAGGGCAATTTGCCCTTCCTCCAGGTCGTCGCCCTCCTCAACCAGACGGACCGCGTATACGGTGCCGAAAGAACCTTCCGAACGTTGGTGCTCACACCAGATAACAGCCGTGTATTTCGACGGCTTGTAGGTTTCAGCGATATCGCGCAGTTCCTGGGGAAGGATCTCGCGACCATCGGCGGTGATGCCGCTGATGGCGACACGTTTCCAGAACGAAACAAGGGAACGGGGCATGGCGTTGACTGCGCTCAATCGGTTGAATGAGCCGCCAAGATAGGGAGCCGTCAGCCCTCAAACAAACGGTTCAAATGCGCGTTTCTCCTATATTTGAGATATAGGCGGATCACGGAATTTAACCCCGCGTTTCCAGCGTTTTCGCCGCATAGACTGCGGCCCATGTACTACTCGACCGAAGTTAAAGAAGCCGCCAAACGCCTGTTTCTGCGCCGCTGTAAGGCAAAGGAAATTCAGGCGCAGCTCAACCTGCCCAACATCCGGATCGTCTACTACTGGATCCGCCAGGGCGGTTGGGAGGACATGCTGTCGGACGAAGAACCGCTGACGGCCGTCGGCCGGCGGATCACCCTCCTCCTGGACAAGGTTGGCAGCCTGTCCAAAGACGACCTCAACGAACTGGACCGACTGACCCTCGTTCGCGAGCGCCTGCTGAAACAAGCGGCCAAGCCCGCACCGGTGGCGGCATCGAACGGCGAGGACATGGGCGAGCCCCAGGAACCGCGCAGGCGGTCGCGTGGCGAACGCTCCAGCCGTGGCGAGGGTAGCGACAGGAAAAAGGAAAAGAAGGCCAAGAACGATATCAGCGGTCTGACCGAAGTCGACTTCCTGGATAAGTTCATCAGCAAGATGTACCGCTATCAGCAGGAGTTGTTCGCGGCCAAGCAAAATCCGCTGACGAGCCGGATCCGCAACATCCTCAAAAGCCGCCAGGTGGGCCTGACCTATTACTTCGCCGGCGAAGCGTTCATGGATGCAGTGCTGACTGGCGACAACCAGGTGTTCCTGTCGGCCAGCCGCTCGCAGTCGGAGATTTTCCGCAGCTACATCATCCAGTTCGCCAAACAGTGGTTCGACATCGAGCTGACCGGCAACCCGATCACGCTCAGCAACGGCGCCGAACTGCGCTTCCTGTCGACCAACAGCAGCACCGCCCAGGGCTACCACGGGCATGTCTACGTCGACGAATACTTCTGGATCCGCGACTTCGAAAAGCTCAGCACCGTGGCCAGCGCCATGGGCACCCACAAGAAGTGGCGCAAAACCTACTTCTCGACGCCCAGCGCGGTGTCGCACCAGGCGTACCCGTTCTGGTCGGGAGAGGAGTTCCGCAACAGCAAACGCGGTAAGAAAGCCGGCGGCACCTGGCCCACCGAGGCGTCCTACACCCAAGGCGCGCTGTGTCCTGACGGCCAATGGCGCAAGACCATTACGATCCAGGATGCGATCGATGGCGGCTGCGATCTGTTCGACCTGGAGCAGCTGCAGCTGGAGTACGACGAAGACAAATTCCAGCAGCTGTTCTACTGCAAGTTCATCGACAGCAGCCAGAGCGCGTTCGGTCTCAAGGATCTGGAGCGCTGCTACTCCGACCTGTCGTTGTGGGAGGACTACGACCCGGAACTGGATAGACCTTTCGGCAACAGTCCGGTCTGGCTTGGCTACGACCCGAGCCGCACCCGCGACGACGCCACATGCGTGGTGGTTGCTCCGCCGCTGGAACCCGGGGCGAAATTCCGCATCCTGGAGAAACACAGCTGGCGGGGGCACTCATTCAATTACCAGGCTGCCCAGGTCAAAAAGCTTACCGAGCGCTTCAACGTCCAACACATCGGTATCGATATCACCGGAGTGGGCTATGGCGTGTTCGACCTGGTGCGCGACTTCTACCCTAAAGCCACGCCGATCCATTACAGCCTGGAGACCAAGAACCTGCTGGTACTCAAGGCCCAGGACACGATCCAGGGCAGTCGCATCGAATGGGACGCCGGCTGGACCGACATCGCCCAGGCGTTCCTGACCATCAAACGCGGCACCACCACTAGCGGCCAAGTGACCTACAGCGCTTCGCGCACCGACGCTACCGGCCACGCCGATATCGCCTGGTCGATCATGCACGCCCTGTTCAATGAACCCCTCAACACCAACAAGCGGCGCCGTAGCCGCTATGTCACGAGCGGAACCAATGCCCAAGCCACGACACAAAAAGCCCCAAATCAGCCAACAGGCGCGACAGCCGCAGCCCATGAGGGCGTTCACATTCGGGGAGCCCGAACAGGTGCTGTCCGGCAACATCGGCGAGTACCTAGGGGTGTTTCTCAGCGACGACGGCGAAATCTACAAGCCGCCGGTGTCACGGGCGGGCCTGGCCAAGCTGCTGCGCGCCAATGCGCACCACGGCGCCATTCCCAAGTTCAAGCGCAACCTGCTGTTGCGTGAATTCATCCCGTCCGAGGGCTGCAGCACGCAGACCATGGGCCGGGCGAGCCTGGATTACATGGTGTTCGGCGAGGCGTATTTCTATCGCGATACCAACGCCTTCGGGGAAGTACTGGAGATGCAGCACCTACCCGCCATCAACATGCGGGTCAAGGTCGACGGCGGGTTCAGGATGCTTTTGCCCGACAGCAAGTACATGGACTTCCACCAGGACGAAATCGAACACGTCCTGGACTATGACGTAGAACAGAACATCTACGGCGTACCCGACTATCTGGGCGGCCTGCAGGCGCTGCTGCTCAACGAAGCCGCGACCCTGTTTCGCCGGCGCTACTACAGCAACGGCGCGCACGCGGGCTACATCTTCTACACCAACGACCCGGACCTTACCGAGGAAGACGAAGAGAACCTTCGCGCCCAGATCAGCGCCAGCAAGGGCGTGGGCAACTTCCGCTCGATGTTCGTCAACATCCCCAACGGCAAGGAAAACGCGATCCAGATCATCCCCGTGGGGGACTTCCAGGCCAAGGACGAGCTGGAGAAGGTGAAGAACATCACTCGTAACGATGTGATTGCCGCCTGGCGAATGAACCCTGCCCTGGCCGGGATCATCCCGGAAAACAGCGGGGGGTTTGGGGATATCGAGAAGATCGATCGTGTGTACACCAGCAACGAGATCAGGCCGATCTGTCAGCTGTTCAACCAAGTGAACGACACCCTTCGCAATGACAGGAGAATCAACTGGAAAAAACTCGAAACACCCACGCAAACAACTGAATAAACAGACAGTAGTTAGTGATTATCACCAATCAGAAAGGCATAATGATGGCTCTTAGACCCTGGGGAGGGAACCATGCGAATCTACTGCACTGCCTGCGATCACAAGGGCCGAATCAGTTCACGGGAAGAGATTACCCGGGGCTATGTGAAGCTGTATTGCCAATGCCTGGATGCTCAGTGCGGGCACACGTGGGTATCGGAGCTGACTTTCAAGCACTCACTACGACCGCCCACACAACGCCTGGAAACGCTCTTGTTCGAACGCATCCGCAATCTGCCGGCGGAACAGCAGCAGGAGCTGTTTCTCCAAGTCGGCGCCTCGCAACCCGCCTGACTGCCGGACCATCCTCCCCTACTCCTCGCCTCGCCCCATCCTCATCGATACAGTGCCGCCAAGCGGCCCTGCCTAACACCAATGGCGGCTATCGCATCGGAATGCCTGCAGCGCAGGCATATAAGCCGCCGCGACATTCTCAAATGAATCTCACAATCGTGGCGCGGCGCTACCCGCGTAGCGGCCGGGATTCTGTCAAAACCACACCCAAAAATATCAGCTGCGCCGCCCGAACATGCCCGCGACCGCTGCCGGTGAATTTTAAAACTCACCTCGGCGCGCCCAATTACCGCTTTGAGGGCGCTAGATCACCAGAACGGAGTGATGGGTATCTAGCACGGGTGCAGGGCACTGCCCTGCCGCTAGGCGGGCGCGCAGCCCGCGCTCCTCATAAAAAGCTGAGCGTAGCGAACTGAGCCCTTGGGCGAAGGCATCATCATGTACCCAACACACTGAACCTACGGACACCTCGAAAATCTCTTTTTAATACCCTTTGGGGATGCTGAGAGGGGTATAAAATTCCGTTTAATTCAAAGGCATCCTGGATCACCTACGCGCACGCCGGCGCCGTTGGAAAAAGACGATAAAAATGGAGGGAGACGGTACGCGTTTGTCCGCATTACGACGCGTGCAGGTGAGGCAAGCACAGCGGGAGGGTATTTTTTCGACCACCAGGCGTAACCTGGCCTCGCAGGGGATGCGATTAATTCGTCGGAGTGTCTTTCTTGACTTGGACGTTGCGCAGTAGGCGCGCCATGGATTCACCCACACCGCCCGGCCCTCTGTCAGGCTCTAGGGGAGGTTTTAACCCAGCAGGTGATCCGGTAGTAGGGCTCAGCGTTTCGTGTTGGCCATGCGCATGAGCCGCCTTGCGCGCCTCACTTCTCTCCCAGTTGTTACGGGATTGCTGTCGCCGGAATGCCTCCAGTGATGCCTTCTCTTGGCGTGCCGCACGAAGGCCGCTGATTTCACGTAGCTCCTTGTCCCTGCGTTTGATCGCGGCTTTTTTGGCCCGAAACCAAAGGTAGCGCACACCAAGATCCGCGAAGAATTTTTCGGTGAACCGGACCAGGACACGAGTTCGCACCAGGTTAAGCCCAGCCTCGTCCTTTTCGTCCAGCCGAACTTTTTCGATCCGCCGGTAAACGTACCCCGCCAGGTCCAAACTGTGCATCAGCCGGTTGAGAGACGCTGGGGACATATCGCAATCTTCTGCGATGCCGCATTGCGTATTGAGAAAGTACTGCCCGCGCTCGACGTCGAGCCATCCTAATACACCGGTAGCCAAGTCCAACCGCAGAAGCATCTGCTCGGAAGCCTTGGCCAGGGCTTCAAACTTTTCGGAGCGCGTGCGGCGACCGCCATGGATGGTGTCCAGATCCCGCAAGTATTTACCGCGTAGATCTCCGATCTGCCGGAGCCGAGAGAAGGCCATTCGCAGCAACGGGTTTTTCAGCTGCTGCCCCGTCAAGCGACGTGGAGCTGAATACCGAGGTGCTCGAATTGGTGCGTGCAGCGCGGCATGTGGACTTTTCTTGTCTTTATGAACAGTCGCCGGCCGGCCCTTACTGGTGCCGCCCTTACGGCTGTTGGCCGCATGCGATTGGATGTCCTTGTCCAGGGTAGTCACAGGCGCTAGTTCACCCGGGACAGGTGGGGGTGCTTGGACTGCTCAAGCAGAACAGCTTCCGCTCGCGACCGCAGCTCGCCGCATCGGGCTTCTACTGAACGCAGGCGATCAACAAACTCTGGCAGCTTATCCAAGTCGTCAGCGTCTATACGACCGTCAGCCAGTATTTCACTGCCCAGAGCAACGGTGGTGCCGAGGCGCGTAACCAGTTGGCCGAACGCCCCTAGCGGGTTGCCGTTTCCATCCAATTCACGCGCCCCTGTAAGACCGTGCCGGCTGGCCAACTCGTTGATGCAGCTGTCCTTAAAGTCGCCGGCCAGCGTCTCAACCCAAGACTCTTCCAGCCAACTCGGTAGATCTACTTCGCCATTGAGCCAGCGCCCAACGCGGCGCAGCCAGGCGCCAGAGGCTCGCAGGAACGACGTGGTGTCGTTCCCCAGAGCGAGCGCGGTGAAGTCGGGAACATCCTTAAGCGCGGCCTTCGCAGGGATCTGCTGGTGCAAATTCGCACTCAACACCTGGGCGAAGTCGTCTTGGCTGAAACAGGTGCGAGCAATCATTTCGACGGCGTGAGCCACCAGCACCTGATCTCGGGAGATGGACAACTGTCGCGGACTGGACGTGGTCATGCAGCGTCGCTGCTTTTAGTCTGCTTGCCGTCTTGGTCATCCGCAACGTGTGAGGGGAATGGACGCACCTCTTGAGCCACGCAGGCGCCATCAGCGGCAACCGCCACCTCAATATTCCGGCGCATTTTCAGCGCTTTGGCGATAGATGCAGGTTTGACGCCTAAAGCACGTGCAACCTTTGCCTGGCCAATCTTCTTGACGAAGTCACTCAACGAGATTTTTTCCACGACATACACCTCAGGTGTCTATGAACGCAGAATATTAGCCGACGGCTATTTCAATGACAAGATTTAATTAGCCGCCGGTTTCATTAAAATTTAGAAATAGGAAGCCAACGGCTAACGGAATAATATTAGCCTGCGGCTTATAATCTGCTTATGACGAACTCAAAAAAACCATTGTCCGAGGCCCTTCTGGCTGAGTGCAAAGCCGCTCACGATCTTTTTCTCGCAAAAAAGAACGCCCTTAAACTCACTCAAAAAAAGATCGCTGATGCGGCTGGGATTACGCCCGTTTCCGTCAACCAGTATCTGAAGGGTACGAACCCGCTGAATGCTCGCTTTGCTGCAGTACTGGCGAAATTGCTCCAGGAACCTATTGCGAGTTTCAGCCCGCGTTTGGCTGCGGAAATTGCTGAGATGGCGAACGTAAGCCCAATGATCCAGCCCCATAGACAGGCATCGGAATATCCGTTGGTAAGTTGGGTTGATGCTGGACGTGGGATTGAGTCGTCAGGCTGCTATCCAACCGGAATTTCAGATGAATGGCTGAGCTCCACGGAAAACGCTGGCCCTAAAGGCTACTGGTTACGCGTCAAGGGCAAGTCGATGACGTCGGATACACCGCCCACCTTCCCCGAAGGAACACCTATCCTGGTGTGTCCGGAAGGCTTTGATGTCATCAGTAGCAAGTTCTACGTTGCACGCAACCTTGTCAGCGGCGAAACCACGTTCAAGCAATACGTTCTTGATGCGGGCGTGGGCTACCTGGTGCCGCTGAATCCCAATTACCAGCCCGTAGTGCTGGATGACAGCTGGGAAATTATCGGGCGGGCAATCGACGCCAAAATCACCGGCATGTAGCGCACGTCTTTGCTCTAACCAGCATCGGGACTTATCGTCTTCCTACAGCGTTTTTTGACGGCGCTGCCTGTGCATTCGGAGGCGTGATGCCTGGAGGGGCACTGTGAACAACGATATGTCCCTGCCCGATTTTGAAATTCTTGACCACAGCGATGCATACATTCCACGCCTCCCGGGCCACGCTGTCGCCTGACTCCACCACGTTCCCCTGGTCATCAATGATCGCAAGGCGCGCCGGCCGGCCATCCGCGGTTTTGAACTGATAACCGCTGGTGACATTGGCACTAATGCGGCCATGCTCAAGGGCGCCTGTCGTTGGAATACCAATCATCCGTGTGCCCCTTGCTCTGTCGTGATGTCAGTGTATTTGTGGAAGATAAGCGCAATGGTATTTGCGTGCGATGCCCGGTCGTTTTGAGCGCGGTCTATCGCCCCCCAATTTTCAGCGCTGATGGCCTCATCGATGTCACCGTTGGCGGCCCTCCAACCGACGAGACCGTTAACAAGCAATCGTTTATCCAGTTCAGAAATACTGATCGCCAGAGCCTGTACTACATTGTCTTCAAGCATGCCTTACCGCTCCCTGCGATAGGTAGCAACGAACTCTTGCACACAAGCAGACAGCAATTCGTAGGCTTGGCCACGGTCACTGGGCAAGCGAAGCGGCAAGGTAATTCCCACGCTATCTAACTCGAAGTGAAAGACTGTCCGCGATGGATCGGCTGCGCTCGGTCGAAGCATCAACCAGAGATTCTCAACCTGATCTACTGGCAACTCATACGTGCCCTGCTGCTGCCGCAGTGCCTCGCGCAGAACCAGCTCCAGATCAGTGACAAACAGAATCTCATCAACTCCCCGCACGGTACTGACGCTCACGCCGTTGATCAGATCCTCTAGAAACCTGATGGCACGCGTTCCAGTGTCCTCACTGACCGCCAGTGTGACGGTGTTGTTGCTGTCACCAATTTCAACGCGCATCAACACGGCACGCTCATACTGCTCAATCGCTACGACAGCGGTCGCGCAGATCACGCCGCTGTAATCGAAGATGCTATGAGAGAACACACCGTTTTGGGTGATCTGCTGACAAAGCCGTGCCCTCACAGAGGGCGTTAGGTGAAGGGTCATGCTGTAGGTCTCCGTTACGATCAGGCAGCGCAAATAGCTGCCAAGAGCTGACGAAGATAAATTAGCCTACGGCTTATTTTTAATCAAGCCGCAGACTAATTTTTATGCAGTGGAAATTAGCCATATGCTATTCGGGAAAAATGCTGATTGGTCCATCTTAGGTGAGCAGCTCCAGCTTCGATGTGCGTCACCCTCACGCTCTCTTCCATCTCCAGCTGGTCCAGGAACGTGTCCCAGTCGTCCAAGCTTTCACCCGGCTGGAGCATGATGACCGTCTGCCGCCTGTGCTGAGCGGTCGAACTATTTATCTGACGGTGAATACGAAGAATCAGACTCTCGTACGAGGTGTACAACTGGCAGACGACACCGTCAGAGGTTTGACTCGGCATTGGAGCTCCTTGCTAATACTGTATAAAAACACAGTATAACCGATCTGTTACAGCTGTAACATTTGCCCTACTCCCAGTCTTCGCTCGCTACCCAAGCGCCGTTCTTGCGGTTGATTCGAAGTAGACGGTGCTGGCCGGAACGCGAGAAGAGCTGCACATCAATGAATGGGCCATTGCGGCCATCGGTCTGCATCCCACGCATATAGATTACGATGCGATTGAACGTGTCCATGACCAGCTGTCGTACCTTCTCCCGGGCGCCGTAGTCCCCAGCTTCAACGTCTGCCGCCAGCTCTACCCACCGTTCGGCCTGCGCTGGTCGTACGGCTCCGCTTGTAGCAACAGCCTCATGCTCCAGTTGAGCAACCTTTTGTTCCGCTGCAGTCAGCTGTGCTTCCAGCTCTCTTGCCTTGCGAACGAACGCGAGAGGAGCCGCGCCGCTTTCATCCGCCAGCAGTGCATCGGTCACTTTAGAAAGCTGTGTGGTGATTTTCGTAACAGCAGCTCGGGCCACAACCAATTGCTTTTGAAGAGTCTGGCCAGCGTCACCGGCCTGCATCAATCTGGTCAGGTTGATCTGATCGGAACAAAAGCTGAGCACGGCGCGCTCAACGGGCACAACACTACAGCTCCCACCATAGGAACAGCCGCCGTTCTTGCTGTAAGAGGTACAGTGCAAACGCCGATGACCGTCAGCGATAGTGCCATCAGCGCGCCGGCGATTCATAATGTTCTGCGCCACCACTGCAGTACCGCAGTAACCGCAGAAAGCTAAGCCCACTCCGGTGATAATTCCCGGAATCTCCCCGGCACCACGGCGGCGGAAGCGCTGGCTTGCCAAGTGCTGCAATTCTGACCATTCGGTATCGGACAAAACCCTCGGGTAATACTCCTCCAATTCGAAGTCTTCACCATCTAAGGTCAAGCGCTTTACGCCGCGTAGCGCTGGCTGCTTAATCATTCGGTAGATTTGCAGACCGGAGATACCCCATTCGGTAAGTTTGAATCCCTCGTCATGCATGACGTTTGCAGCTCGACCAGCGCCAAGGCCCTGGCTGTATAGCTCAAGAGCTCGCTTCACGGCTGCCACACGCTCAGGAATCAACTCCCAGCCTCCGGGAGACAGGCGGAGCCATTGTGGGTCTTTGCCGTTTCGAATCAGACCACGGTACGTTCCTGCTATCCAGCCTTCACACTGCCGGCGAATAGCTGCTTTAACGCGCTTGCTTTTCGTGTCGGACTCTTCATGGGCACGAATCATTACTAGAAGGGAGTAAACCAGGTCCATCGGCTGCGCTTTCAAACTCGCCCGGTTATATTCACGACCGTCGCTTGCAGTTACTACTGTGACGCCACCGTTGATTATTTGAGCCAGTTGCGCCTGAGCAAGCAAAGGTTCAGCTCGGCTTAATCTGTCCAGCCCCTCAACTACTAGCACAGACCCGTTCGGAATCCGACCCTCGGTGATTGCACGGAGAAAAACACCAAGCGCACCTTGCGTTACATGTCTTTCATGATATGCCGACAGCCCCTCATCTTTGAGTGAAAGCGAGGAATCTAAAACCATTCCATGCATTGCAGCCCAAGAAGCAGCGTAAGCAAGTTGACGATCAGCACTACTTCCAACCGCCTGACGAGGATCGGAAAAACGGAGGTAGCTATAAACCTTTTTATCTGAAGCCTTCAT